CTTTCATTAAAATTATTATAAAAAATTTCTTTATACTGTAACATTTTTTAAACCTCCAAATTTAAGTTTATACTAGTTGCATTTTATTGCAACTAGTATTTTATTTATTATTTCCAAGTAAAATATTTTCTTTTATTTTTTCTAAAATACTTGGGATGTTTTTTTAGAATAGTTTCTTTAATACCAATTTTATAATCAAAAAATTCTTTTCCAAATTCATAATAAGCTTTATCATTTTTAATTGCTTTATCTTTTAAAGCTTTAATTTCTTTATTGATAAAACTATTAAATTCTTCTAATCCAGTTAAAACCTTTTTTTTATTATTAGAAGTTTTAAAAAGTTTAAGAATTGCAATAATTGCTTTTTGCCTATCTTCTATTGAATAGCAATTAAAACCATCCTTAATTATTTCTTGATCTATATTTATTTTTTTATAACTCATTTTTTTAATCCTCATTTTTGTTATTGTTATAAATAAC